GCTACGACGGCGCCGTGCTCACCCGCCGGTCGCACTTCCGCCCCTTCGTCGCCGCCGCCCTGCTCGACGAGAGGCTCGTGTCGACGGACGAACGGATGGGCGTGTACAAGGAGGTCATCGACCCCGAGGCCCTGAAGGAGCGGTTCCCCGACATCTACGCCCAGGCGTGCGCGCCCGGCGAGCCCTACCTCGTGCAGCGGGTTCGGAGTGAGGGCGACGATGTGGGGTTCTGAGGCCACGGGTCGAGCCCTGGAGATCGTCGGAGCCCCGACGGACCGGGACCGGCAGCGCCACGTGGGACCCTCCGAGCTCGGCGAGGTGTGCGAGCGGTGCCTGGCCGACAAGATCCGGGGTACCTACGAGGACAAGAGGGCGGGGACACCGCTCGCCCCGCTGCTGGGCACCGCCTTCCACCTGCTGGCCCAGCAGCGCTTGTCGAACTCCCCGGAGGGGCGGGCGGGGCTGGTCCTCGTGGAGAAGCGGGTCGACGTCGCCCAGGTTGACGGCTACGGGCCGATCCGGGGCACTGTCGACCTGTTCGACACCGCCCGGCGGGAGGTCATCGACTGGAAGGTCCTGTCGAAGTCCCGCATCGCGGGGATCAGCGCCGTGGTGCACAACCGCCTGGACGGCTCGGTCCTGATGGACCGGGACAAGATCATCTGGGAGACGGCGTGGAAGTACTACGCGCAGATGATGCTCTACGGCTACGCCCTGGAGCGCGACGGCTACGAGGTGGAGCGGGCGAGCCTGCTCATGATCCCGCGTGATGCGTCCACGGACGTTCTGCCGGGCGCGGCCAGGACGCTGGTGTTCCAGTACCGCCGGGCCGTCGCCGAGGCCGTCCTGGGCCGTTTCAGCGAGCTCGTGGCTAGGGTTCGGAACGAAGAGGGGATGTCGAGCGGGGAGTACGAGTCCTCGCCCGGCTGCTACCGCTGTAAGCGACTGAAGAAGGAGGAGGCCGACATGGCCGCATGGGGAGGTATGCCGTGATCACCAGTATCGGCATGATCGAAGAGGCGCTGAGGAAGGCGGGGTGGGCGCTCGACCGGCCCCGCAACAACCTGGGCCGCTACCGGGCGGTCTACACCAAGGACGGGCGTCAGTTGGCGCTGGTCGCCGGTCACAACGGCACCGTCGCCATCTTCGAGTGGAGCGAGTCGATGGGCTGGACGCGCGCCTACACGGGCTACCACGACGAGGTCCTGCACTGGGTCGAGCGGGAGGCGCGATGAAGGGTTCGGCGATTCGCACCAGGGGCATTGAGCGTGCCCTGGAGAGGATGGGGCGGCTGCCCGGCCTCGTGGTCAACGGCGGCGAGGAGGTGTGGGCTCCGGACGGGCGCAGTTCGACGATGTGGGTCATCACTAACGAACTCAACGTCGACACCGAGCCCCTCGTCCTGACGTTCACCCGCCCCGCCGTCATGCACAGGAGCGGCCGCATCGAGTGCACGCTGTCCAGCCGGGGCGAGGTCGTCGACCTGCGCACCGGGGAGGACCTGGAACGCCTGCTGGCCCTGTGGCGTCTGCGCGGCGTCGAGGGCGCCGAGCTCGTCGACACCCTGACCCTTCCGGGCTGGAAGCAGCTGGCGCTGTTCCCGCTCGACGAGGCGGGGGAGGCGGCCTGATGTCGACATCAGCTTTCGATAAGATGCTCGCGGCAGCCGGTTTCACGGCGGAGGACCCGCAGGAACTCAAGGATATCTCGGTACTCCTGTACGGAGGGGCGGGCAGCGGGAAGACGAGTTTTTCGGCCACCGCATCCAGGGTCCCCGAAATGTCCCCCGTCCTCTACCTCGATTTCGAAAGGGGCACGCTTCCCCTGAGGGAATGGGGCGAGCTGGACAAGATCACCATCATCCACCTGGACTCCTGGGCCGACACCCACCGGTTCATCGCCCAGGTCGTTCGGCCCACGATGAACAGTAGGTCCTTCCCCTACCGCACCGTCGTCTTCGACACCATCGACAAGCTCCAGGAGCTCATCGTGGGCGAGTCTCGTACGGCCAATCCCGGCAACAACTACAAGCCGTGGACCGACGCCTACGACAATGTCATGACGCTGATCAACGCCTTCATGCGATGCGATGGCGTCAACCTCCTGGCTCTCACCCACGTCGCCCGGGTCACCAACTCGGTGACCGGGGAGACCGAGATCGGACCGGCCTTCCGGGGCCAGCAGTCCGACAAGCACATGCCCTCCAACTTCGACTTCGTCGCCTACATGAGGTCGGGCAGGTTGGAGAACGGGCAGTTCGCCGTCCGAGCCGACTTCGCGCTGCCGGGGGCCATCACCAAGCGTCGGGTCAAGGACTTCCCCGACTTCTTGGAGAACCCCACCATGGGCCGGGTCTGGATGCTCGCTCACAACACCAACAACAACACCAACACCGACAAGGAGAACGCATGACTGCCAACGACCCCTTCGCCGCCTTCCCCGCTACCGCCGCCGGTACGTCCGGCGCGGACCTCACCGCCCTGGACGGCCTCGACCTGTCCCAGGTGGAGGTCGCGGAGGAGTTCTCGTTCCGCGCCCCCGAACCCGGCTTCCACAACGCCGTCGTCACCAAGACGGAGTGCCGACTGTCGTCCAAGGGTCTGCCGATGGCCGTCCTCACGTACGCCATCGACGACGCCAACGACCCCGACCACGGTGTCGTCGTGCTGGGGTACACGGTCCTCTACTTCAAGCGCACGGAGCAGGGGCGGACCACGCGGGTCCTCAACCCCGGTTTCCGGCGGATGCTGGAGGCTGTGGACCTGTGGCGCGAGGACCCGCGTGAGCGGGCGCCCATGCTCAACGCGGCTGGGCTGAAGACGACTGTCGACCGCCTGTTCGCGCTGATGCTGCGTCGCAAGTGCACGATCAAGACGTCTGTGGCCCCGCCGCGTCAGCGCGTGGACCGTGAGACGGGGCAGCCGATGTTCAACCCCGACGGCTCTCCGCTGATGGGCAGCCCGCGGGGGCAGGTCGACGAGGTGGAGTACGAGCCGGTCGACAGCTCGACCACTCCGTTCTGATCCCATGATGACCGGCCGGGGTCCTGTCGTGAGGCGGGGCCCCGGCCGGGTCAACAAGGAAAGAGGAGAAGCCATGCTTTTGTTCTACTACGAGAAGAATGAGCTGCGGGCGTTCGTCGACGACGACGGCGCCTGGTTCGTCGCCGCGGACGTGGCCGTGGCCCTGGGGTACCGGGACTCGCCCAACATGCTGCGCAAGTTCGACGAGGGCGAGATCCGCTGGTTCAAGGTTCAGGGGCGCCGGGGGGTGCACGACGCCAGGGCGGTGTCGGCCCGGGCGCTGATCGGCCTGGCGTTCAGGTCCCGGTCCGAGCGGTCCGAGGGCTTCTACCGTTGGCTGCTGGACGAGGTCCTGGATGTCGAGCTGCGCAAGGACGCCCGGGAGCGGGCGAGGGCGGCTTCGCAGGGGTACTAACGATGGCAGTACCCTTGGGGAGAGCGGGGTTGGTACCCACAACGTGGGTACGAGGACGAAAAGGGTACGAAGATTGTCCGTACCCTTGGAGGGGCAGGCGTCCGGAGCAACCACGGTCATCATAACCTCGATTGCCCTGCGGTCTGCGTGGCTATGACGACCACGCAGGTGTCAGGAGGGCAACCGCCTGCATGATGCAGGCGGTTGCAGCTGACGGTAAGACCCGCGAGAGGGTCTCCACAATGTGGAGATGAGGGTTGGATCACGTTCGTCGATCTTCGCGCGTTCGCCATACGGCTTGCGGGCCCCGTACCGCTAGGGTAGCGTAGACGCCATCGGGGTCGACCGAGAGGCCCCGGCCACTCGCCAAGAAAGAGAGGAAACTGTGACCGACGCAACACTGATTCCGTTCCACTACGGGGATGCCCCTGTTCGTACGGTGCGCATCGACGGGGATCCCTGGTTCGTGCTCTCAGATCTGTGCTCCGTGCTCAATCTGACCACGCCCGCTAAGGTGGTGTCCCGGCTGGAGGATGGTATGAGTTCAACTCACCCCATCCCCGATAGCCTCGGGCGCATCCAGCACATGACCATCGTCAACGAGTCTGGCATGTACCGCGTCGTGCTTCGGAGCGACAAGCCGGAAGCCCTCGCCTTCCAGGCCTGGATCACCGACGAAGTCCTGCCGTCGATCAGGAGGACCGGCTCCTATAGCCTGCCCGGGGCGGCACCCGTTCCGAGCGCCGAGGACAGGGCCCTGACCCGAGCCCGACAGCTCGTCGAGATCCACATGCTCGCCCAGGGGGCTGTCTCCCCGGACCACCTGGAGGCTAAGCTCCGCATCATCCTCGCCCAGGCCCGCGGCGAGCACCCCGAGATCGAGGCGAGCGCTCGCCCCCTGTACGTCCAGGACTACATGCGCGAGAAGGGCGCCACCGCAGACGAGGTGAAGCGCTGCGCCCCGGTATTCGGCAAGCGCGTCAAGAAGGCCTATGCGGAGGAGCACGGCGAGGACCCGGGCGTGTACCTCCAGGAGACCTCCTCCGGACAGGTCCGCGAAGTCTGCGCCTACACCGAAGCCGACCGGCCCCTGCTCGATCGGGTCTGGGCGGCCACGTACGCGAACGGGATCCCGGAAAAGAAGACCAAGAAGAACAAGGAGAAGAAGTGATGGACCGAGCCTGGAACATGCACTACGAAGGACACGTCATCCGCACCTACCTTGACGACAACCACCTCTGGTACGCCGCCTCCGACCTCGCCAGGGCCCTGGGGTACCGCGACGGATTCGCCCTGACCCGGGCCGTCGACGAGGACGACAAGAAGTACCTGGACGTGGAGACCGGGGGCGGACGACAGAGGGGTGCCGTCATCTCGGACATCGGGCTCATCGTGTTCGCCGCGCGATCGCCCAAGCCCTTCAGCCGCAAGCTCCTCCAGTGGGTCCTGGACGAACTCACGTCGTACTGAGGACCGGGCCCCGGCGTCGCTAGACTGACGGCGTCGGGGCCCCGTCGTCCCCGCGGAAGAGACGGAAACAAAGAAGGAAGAGAAAGAGAGACATGGCCTTCTTCGAAGAGGTGCTGCCCGACACGCCCGGCTGGGTGCCCATCATCACCAAGGACCCCTTCGGGCGCCTCACCGTCTTCAAGTGGTTCTCGTGGCCCGATGAGAAGGCCGCCATGGGGCGCTACGTCGAAGCCCACGGCAGTAGCGACGTCTACTTCAAGCCCATGACGTTCACCCAGCCGCCCTCCCTGACCGACCCCCGCCACGCCACCAAGGCCAACGTGCTGCGCTGCGACGTCGTCTACTGCGACGGCGACGACATGGACCCCTCCAAGCTCGCGATCCTGCCCACCACGTTCGTACGCACCTCGCCCGGGCACTGGCACGGCTACTGGCGGTTCCTCGACGCCGACCGGCTCTCCAACAATGACGTCGAGGACCTGTCGCACGGGCTGTACAACGCCCACGCCAACGACGGCATGGACCGCGGCTGGCCCCTGGCCAAAATGCTGCGCGTCCCCTGGTCCTACAACACCAAGCCCGAATACGGCGCCCCCTTCCGCGTCACCCAGTACTCCGAGGAGACCGTCAGGAGAAGAGGGGCGGGCGGTGTCGACCTGGTCGAGATCCAGCGCGAAGGCGAGGCCGTCACCGTCGCCGAGTTCGCCGCCCACTACCCCCCGGCCGAACCCCTCTCCCAGGAGGAGCTCGACTCCAAGGTCCCCCAGGAGCAGGACCCCAACGAGATCTACCGCCTGCTCGCCCTGGTCAACAACAGCGTCGCAAACGACCTGTTCATGATCCGCCCCGAGATCGGCGACGACTGGTCCGCCCGCATGTACCACCTCCAGTGCATACTCATGGAGGCCGGGTTCGACGCGCGCTCCTGCTACCTCGTCCTGCACGAGGCCGCCTGCAACAAGTACAGGCGCGACAACCGCCCCGACATCGACCTGTGGGTGCAGGTGCAGCGCGACGCCGCCCGCTGGAGGCAGTACCACGACGGCGAGGACTTCATCATGGACGACGACGCCGACATCCTGCGCGTCCTCGGGCTGACCCCCCTGGAGGGCGTCAACCAGTTCGGCGACGAATCCTCCCCCGAAGCGCTCGTCGACCGCCTGCCATCCGTGCTCGACGCCGACGCCAACGGCCTGTACTGGACGCGCGTACAGTTCCTCCACCCCGAGGAGCAGCCCATCAACGACACGTTCATCGACGCCTTCACCTCCTGGGTCGGACACAAGTCCCCGCAGGCCCCCTGGGAGTTCTCCGTGGCGGGCGGCCTGGCCATGCTCTCCGCCCTCCTGTCGCGCTACGCCAAACTGCCGCTCACCTTCACCGACATGGGCCTCAACCTGTACTGGCTGGTCCTGGGGCGCACCACGCAGTCCCGCAAGAGCACCGCTTTGCGCCTGGCCCGCGGCGTCCTGAACGATGTGGCTGAGGAGGTGGGTGTCGACAGCAGCGGCTACGAGGCCCCCGAGGACGCCACCGCCGAGGCCCTCCAGGAGTGGCTGGGGGACCTCCCCCGCCTGTCCAC